ACAAGGTAAAGTATTAACAGTACCATCAAAAGAAAAGAAACCATTACTAGACATCCAATAAGCCACCCCATCAATTTCAATTGCTGCATTCTTACCAATCAATCCGCAGTTCGTGCCCACCTGTTCAAAACCAAATGTAAAAGGTGCTCCAACAAATTTCATTGTGTACAAAGCATTATCGGTCCACACTAAAATATTTTCTTTAGCTTTAATAGCTCCCACAATTTTAGTACCATCTTGTAATCTAAAAGTACCGGCTGTGTTAGTTGCTAATACATCATAAACATTTATTTGTTCGTTAACTGAAAATCTAATAAACATATCATCTTGTGTAGTCGGATCGCCGATAGTTGTTTCTGTTCCAAAGTGAATTAAGTGACGTGTAGTTGGAGAAATTAAAGTATCCCTAGTCGCTGTTGGGTTATTAGTTGTTACAAACCCTGAAGTTGCTGTTGAAGCTCTTACTGTTAATCGCGCCGCGTCTCCTGAATTCCAAGTAAATGTTTTTCCATTAGCAATCGTTGCAACAAGTACTTCACCAAAATTACTTAAAGACCAAAGTCCCGGTTCTAGTGTTATACTAGATGCCAACACTGCTTCACCCCAAGCAACACCACCCCATGTTCCAACACCCCAACCATAACCGTAAGTTTGTGCAGCAGGACCAACAGTTTCATAAGGAGTTACTCCCACACTTCCACCGGTAGCAACTGTTGCTGTTGCGTTAGAAGATTGGTTGATGGTAAAAGTTGTAAGACTTGGAACTGTAATTACTTGAAATAGTTTATCTTCAAAATCAGCGTCTACATAACCTGTACCTACAGGTACAGTAACTGCATCTAATAAAACAATATCACCTATTGATAGTCCATGATTTGATCCTGTTGTAAAAGTACAAATAGGAGAGCCGGAAGTTGTTGAAAATGTTGCAGCTGCAAGAGTTGTTTTTAATGGAGTGACATCAAAAAATTGTCCTTCAAAATAAATAATTAAAAACTTATCTGTTCCTAAAGCCACATATCTATTGCCATCGTTATCTACAAAGGCATGCATTTTTCTAGTTACCCCTACTAAAGATTCTGTGAGTAATGATTGCCAACCTCCTACTTTTTCAGGAAGTCCATATCTCCATCTTACATTATCGGAATCTACCCAACGACCTTGGGCCCCAACACTTGTATCTTGTTTATCTACTCCGGGTGCAAATTTAATTTCAGTGAGCATCTATGGCTCCTATTGATTAGTTGATTTTAATAACCAACCTTTAGTGGCGTTAGCATATATAAATGTTACACATTGGTTGTTTACATTTAATACATAGTTTGTAGCCGCGCCGTTTATATTAGAACCATTTCTATCAACAGTTACATTATTAGTTGCAAAACCATTTGTAGCTGAACCATCCATAATTGTTACTTCATTAGTAATACTAGGAGTTGCAGGTAAAGTAATAGTAACTGGATTTGCTTGTGTGTCTACCACAACTTGATCACCGTTAACTGAAGTATAAGCTGTTATAGTTGCAGCGGTAATATTTTTAATTCCTGGTTTAATAAAAGCAAGAACTGTATCTGTTCCATCAGATCTAACAATTATATTTGCACCTTCGGGTAAAGGTACAGGAGTAGATGATCCTGCTGTTTTAATATTTATAGTATAGTTGTTAGCAGTTGTTCTGTCTGTTGTATCTTCAATAATATAAGTTCTTGTTGCTGTACCACCTGTTGTAGCCGCTGGTATAATTAAACTAATACTTGCAGTCATTGTACCTGTTAATTTTAAATATAGATTTTTACCGTTAGCAGTATCTGATCCATCCGCTAAACTTAAAGTAACATCTGAACCACTTGTCATAGGTACTGCGACATAACCGGATGCTGCTTGTTGTAAAATTTGTAAATTAGTATTAGTAATTGTTCCCCACAAACCTGCTTTTTCGCCGGTTGTGATAAGTTCTAATGATAGATCGGATGAGTAGGATGATGCCATAATTTTTTAATAAGGTTTAATTGGTGTCCAAACCATTGTTGCTCCTGGTATTATATCGTTCCACGTAATAATTCCTGGCTCATTAGTGTTTAAAACTAAAGCACTTCCGTCAGGATTTACTAATGCTTTACCTGATATAGTAACATTTCCTGTTGCCAAGGTCAATGTGTTATTAGTTGGATTTACTGTTGCTCCAGCAGTCACTACTATAGTTCCTATCCCTAAAGATAGTTCATTTTTAAGTAAGGTATAACTAGCATTACCTGTAACAGTTAAAGTACCTAACCCTAAAGTTAGTCTATTTGGGTCCGGATCTTCAACTACAGCAGTTGCTATAATTCCTATACTACCAATAGTAATGTTTAATGTATTACCAGTAGCAGTAACTAAAACACCTGTATCAGGTCCTGAAGTAGCCCATGGTAATTCTGCAAATGATCCAAATCCTAGCATAAAATAAAATCCTTATAAAGAAGGCAGTAGGTATGGTGGAGTACTGCCTTCATCATAGGGTTATATCATCGTTTAAACCAACTTGGAAGACCTAAATGTGGACGCTTATCAAACATATTATCTTTAGACCCTGGAGTTTTTCTGTTGTTATAATGAAGAAATACTTGAGCACAGTCTTTACCTTTAAACTTTTCTCGCCAATGCTCTAGTTCACAACCAGAATAGACTAACATATCTCCTGGTTTTAAATTTACTTTAATACCTTTTTTACCAACTTCTCCTGATGGCTCTAAATAAATAGTCCAATCATCACCACCCAAATTCATAGTAGTAGATATTTCACAACTGAATCTATCTTTATGTCTTTTTAATTGATCACCTTTTTTATAAATTCTTGCATAAGTATAAGATGGATATAGTTTTAATCCTGTAGTCTTTTCCATAATAGGTTGACACTTCAACATTAAAGTTTCCATAGCAATATCTGAATAGTTTGAATAGGTGTGTGGGATCTGACTATCAGCTCCTTCATACTCACCTAATAATGTTTCATAAGGAGATATAAATCTAGCATTACGACAGGTATCTAACACCTGTCTTTTCATATGAAAGTAATTGTACAAGAATAAAGCTAAATCTTTATCTATTGCTTGTTTTATAATTACGTATTTATTTTTTTTAAACGACATCTTTAGCCATCTCTTTCGGTACTGCTTGGATATTCCAATGTATAAATCTAAAAGGTTCTATTCCAAAGTCTACACTAAACTCGTGTTCTAAATATCCTGGAAATATAATTAACGTTCCAGGTGTAGGTTTAAAGTGAATCAATTCTGATCCAGCTAACACACCTTTTTGATCTTTCATTTTTAATTTAGTAGATCTAGCCCCGGTCCGCGGTTCATGAAAAACGGGCATAGATGTTTTATCACTACACTTTAAAAAGTAAAAACCTGATACGTGTTGATTCCAATGGACGTGCGCTGAATGATTACCACCTCCCTTTTTTGCAAACTCTTGTACCCACATCTCACTAAACATAGTTGTGTATTGCTGCATATCAAAACCTTGATGATCTAAATACTCCCAAGATTTTTGACCAATATAATTTCTAAAATCTAAAAAATCATTATCAGCAGTTAGAGGTGTTGAGTGATACGATCTTCCAAAATCACCGTGCTCTTTAATAAAAGCTTTCTCTCTTGTTCTTGCATCTTTGATATATTTATTAGATGCTTTGTTTAATGACTTTACAAATTCTGGTTTTTGTTCTGACCAGATAGTTGTGTTGAAATAATTATTTATATACATTATTAATTTACATCCTTTCTTTTTTTGTGTTTTTTAATATACATTTCAAATGTTATTTTGTTAGATTTTTCATAAAAACCTAATTTTATGTTGCAAGTAGAGCAAAGTAATTCTCTAACAGCACCTGTACTATGGTCGTGGTCAACATATAATTTCTTTTTCTCATTGCAAAGTACACATTTGTAATTTTGTTTTTTTAACATTTTTTTGTAATCATTTAAAGATATTCCATAAGTTTTTTTTAGTTTATAGTCTTTAGCCTTATCTTTGTTTTCTTCTCTATATTTTATTCTATAGGCTATTCTTTTTGAATTAGTTCTATAATGTCTTTCTTTTTCTTTAAATTTTTCAATATTATTTAAATAATATTGTCTAGATTTTTCACGTAATTTATCTTTATTTTTTTCCAAATAATCTATTTTATCTTGTTTATTTTTATAAGGCATATTATTTAAATGGGTATCCTAGGTTCCACATCACCAATGAATACCTCGTTCCTTTAGTTACAGGTTTTACACGGTGCCATACAAATGATGGAAACACAATGATAGATCCTTTAGGTAATATTTCTTTTGCTTGTTTCAAATGTTTAGCTTCTTCTCTCATATGCGGATCGTAGTTTCTAAAATCAAATTCTAGTTCTCCACCTTCATACTCTGAACCATCTGTTAATTGACAAGTCATAGATAGTTTTCGAACTTTACCGTGTTCTGGAGTATTTGGTCTATCATAAACTTTATCAAAGGAATCACAATGCCAATCGTAAAATTGCTGGAGTTTATATTTTGTAAACTGACAAGATTCACTTCTATCCCAATCAAAATTCCAACCTGCAGCTTTATTAGCTTGATGAATGTAAGGGTGTAGTTCTTTATAAATCCAAGTATCATTTAACCAAACTAAATCTGATTTTCTTTTTCTTTGCATATTTTTAATTTGGTCTTTAGTTAATTCTTTATCACCATATCCACCTGTTCGTGCCATAGTTTCTGCTTGTGATAATCCATGTTTTATAATGTCATCACATATTTTTGGAGGTATAGCTGATTTAAAATACCAGTAATAATTAGATATATTCATAGGTAATAGTCTGTACAAAATTCAAACTATCCTTTTGATTATTTGTGATGTAATACATATTCGTTGATGGAAACATAATAAACATATTATTCTTTAATTCTATATCCCAACTTCTACCTTTTCTTCTGTTATCGTCGTAGTGAATTCTAACACTACAGCCGTCAACTTTAACACCGTAGAGTAAAGTATAATCGGGTGAGTTTCGTAGATCCACTGGATCTATATTTAGTAAAGGAATACTTACTTGTTGAGGTTTATAAATATCACCCCATGTTTTTTTATTAACTAAAGTAAAACCATATTCTACATTTACATGTTCTCTCATATAAGTCGTTAACATGTCCCAAGTTTTTGAGAATGGAAATTCTTTATTGTTGAAAGTAGATTGTAAAATATCGTTGGTAAGTTTTTCTTGGTCTATTTCAAAACCTTTCGGCATAGCAATGTCGCCGAAATATAATGACTGTTCTGTTAAAACTTTCTTTTGCATACCTACCACCATAAGTAATATTATTTTGTTAGATTGTCAAGTGTTATGAAGCTATTGGAGTTGTAACTAAATCCCAAGATTGACCGGATTCATTCCAGTTATAACTGTATCTATTAGATTCATCTGCTGTTTGTTCTTCTGTTAATGCTGGTGCATCACCTATTGGTGATTTCCAAGAAGCAGATTCTAAATGTTTTACCCAAGATGTATAAGGTTTTTTAGGCCAGAAGATATTATCATCTTCG